TATTGCGCCGTAATACGCACCCTCAACCGCAGCATTAAAGGAACACTCAAATTCCGTTGCGAACTTGTCGTCGCCCATCTCTTTCTTGGCAGCTTCAAGCTCCTCTGCGCTGATAATACCCGTCTGCGAAGCCTTAAATTCAAGTAACGCCCACCCTTCCTCTTTCTCTGCCCTGTCGCGCAAGTCCTTGAAGTGATTCGCGCCCTTTGGGGTTCCGATGAACAACGCCCATCCTAGCCTATCCGTTAGCGCAGGTCTTAGCACCTCGTTCCAGACCTTCGGGTTCATGTCCCCCACCTCGTCCAGCACCACGCCGTCTAGGTATATCCCTCGCAGGCTATCTGGGTTGTCTGCACCGTAGAGGCTTATCCTGCGTCCGTAGAAGTCTACCCTGAGTTCGCTTATGTTAGCCGTGGGCTTCAGGGGCTCCGTAAACTTTAGCAGGTAGTCGAATGCGACCCGCTTGGCTTGGGAGTAAGTAGGGGCAACGTAGGCGTACCGTGGGCTTTCCTTATCGCAGAGCATGGCTGCGCGGATAAGGTGGTTTATGGCAAGTACAGTTTTTCCTAGCCTTCTGTGAGCAACGACAACACTAAACCGATGATTGTCTAACGCATCGTGAATGGCGTTTTGTTGCTCTCTTGGCTTGTAGGGTATGACTACTTCTGCCACGAAATCTTCAACTCTAGCGGAGTGTCCTTGTCGCCCACCACCTCTGTCCTAGCAAGTTTGGGGATATGGTACTCGGCTAACTTCTGCATGATGTCCAATGCCTTGTCTGGCTGGGGCTTCACGCCTAGCTCTGAGTCGCCGTAAGCCACTAGCTGAAGCCACTCGTCCATCTTCTCGGAGTTGCGGTCTAGCAGGTTGGCTATTGCCTCCCTTACTATCGTCGTTGACTTGTTAGGTATGCCCTTGGGTCTGCCCGGGCCTGCAAGCCCTTCTCCGATTTTTGGTGTTTCTTTTACGCTTTCCATGTCCGAATCCTATTGGTTGTTCGGGATAACTGTTGCTATTATACAACTATTCTTCTCTTACACAAGTGCTATAATCTTACAAAACACGAGGAGGTTTTATGTCTATCAAAATTACTCTTGAGTACGTTGACAACACGCTAAATGTTGAGTTTAGCGAAGAACTTATGAATTGCGACGAAGAACAATATATCGGTATCTTACAAGACTGCATTAACTCGTTGAACAACAGCCTTTTAGGGGCCGAGCAGTCCTGAGTTTAGTTGTCTAAGGTACTCGTTTACGCTGTCGATTACCTGTTGGTCGACGATTTCTGATATTCCTTCTTTGCGCTTTTCTAATGCGCCGAGAACCATATTCCTTATATCGCCTTTCTTGCCAACCATCTCTTGTGTAATCTTTGGGAATAACTTAGGGAACAAAGCCTCTGCCGGAATACTCTGGCCAAGGGTTCCTAGATACTGCCCAGAAAAGTTTGTTGAGTAAGTTGGGTTAGTGGCTGGGGAAAGGTGCATACCTTCTGGCCCAACCCTAATTACCGTATTCCCAGCGTAGCCCTTTGGAACGCCGACTAATGCTTCGTCTGTAATAGCACTAGTCAAGTCTTCAAGGTTATATCTTAAGTATTCTTGATTTGAGCCGCCCTCAAAACCTTTTGCTTTCTTAGTGGCAATTTTAGTCATTGCCTTTCTGAGTTCTCCGGCTGTGCTTTCTAATCCCTCGCCAGTTCTTAGTTGGATGCGGCCTTCCTCCGTCATTACGCCTTTGAAATTCTTAAACGGTTGCGTAATAATTCGTTTTTCAACGCCGTCCTCTTTTATTGTTTTTGGAACCTTGAAATTTTGTACTTCTTTGTCAAAGTATTTTATAAACGCTTTTGAAGGTTGGCGTAGGTCTAACAGACCAAGGATTGGAAGCGTTGGCTGAACAGAAAAGTTTTCTGCGCCTGCGCCCATTGTGGTAGGCAACGGAATAATGTCTCCTGTGCCACCCGCTTCTAGGTTTTCAATTCTCGCCTGAACGGCGCGGTCTTGAATCCTTTTTGCAATATCTAAATTTGACGCACCAGCAATGTTTTGTCTTATGTGTTCAATGTCTCTAGCGTAGTCTTGACCGCCGTGGGTAATAGAATACTGTGGCAAAACCTCGTCAGAAATTGATGTAATTTTATAATTTCTATTGGTGCTATCCCAAGGCATCAGCATAAGGCTAGAGCCTTTTAGGTCTTCAATCTTTACGGGCGTTTTTTCTGCCAAGCCACCCAAAAACTCTCGTTCAAACCTAGTGCCTACCGCTGGATCTGGTTTGGTTGGTGTTGTCTTTCTATAAACAGCCAGCGGAGACATCTGACCAGCCGCCTCTAGCACCGCAGGAGCCGTTGCCTCTGGGTTGCCTGTAATCTGCCTTACCAGAGCGTCTGCCGCCCTGTTAGCCTGTTCTGTGGTGATTTCTCCTACCCTGCCCACAGCCCTTGCACCGGCCATTGGGTTAGTAAGTCCTGCGGCTAGTCTTGTAATGTTCTCGGTGGCCGAACCCGTGGGTTCCTGTGCCATCCCTAGAGACCTTGCGATATTTCGTAGGTAATCGCTTCCTAATACTGGGCGTTCAGAGCCAAGCCCAACCGTACCTAGCGCGAGGTTTGCAACGTCTACGCCGGAGCCAAGCAAGTCGTATGGGTAGTAGGAAACGCCGCGACTTATGTCTCTGAGGCTTCTCCCTACGCCAGACAAAACCTGGCCAAAGTCCTGAGTGTCCTCTGGAAGGGTGGGATAGAACATCCCATCATACGGGTATGCCACTTACAGTCCTAGTTTTGCAAGAATACGTTTGGCGAGTAGTTTTATGTCCGACCACAATGCTTGTAACTTTTCCATGTCAATCCTTCCTGAGTATGACTTGCAGGGCATCTACGGCGCGAGGGGTACGCAAGACGGTTTCTTTTGGCATCTTGCTTTCTAATAATTCGTGTCCCAGTTCCGAGAGTTCAAATCCCATTTGGGTGCAGGTAAATTTTTCCGACTCTGGCCATCCCAAGTACCATGACCAATCGCAGAAATACAACCATGAGTTTTCGTTGAACGCCCGAACATGAGTCGGGTCTTGCCACGCGCCTAGACTTAGGTCGTAGGGCACATGGATGTGCATCTCGCCACCGCGCTTGAGTAAGTCTCGGCAGTTAGTCATCGCTGTCACTAGGTCTGGGATATGCTCCAAGACATCGTTGGCGATTATCTCGGTGACCATCCCCTTCTCTACTGCGAACCGTCCTAGTCGGGTGTCTATAACCTCACCCCACGGTACTTTTGTAATGTCTAGCACCCAGTCTGGTTTCTTCTCCGGCTGGATGTCTGCGTTTACATAGTCCTTGCGCCAATCTTTTCCTGATCCGAGATTTAATTTCAATTTTTCACAGCCCACGGATGCTGGATAAATGTTCGGCAGGGATTAACTGCGGCTCCTTACATTGTTCGTAGAAGTATTTTAGCAAATTGTCGCGGCCTGAAATCTTGGCTTGATAGCTTGCGTTGCCGTCGTCCTTGATATTCCACTTGGCTACCCGCATCTCGTGGCGTTTCAGCATCATCTCAAAGTCGTGTCTGTGCAGGTGCAACAAATATAAACCACGGTGGACATTTGGCCTGTCTTGGGAGTGGAATCCCCAAGCCCAGTTTAGCGGGACTTTAGACAACAAAGTCTTGTCGTACAGGGGGTGTCTGAACCAATGCCTGCGGTTAGGCATGATTGGGTCATCCGCGCTTAGAGGCTTTTCCTTCTCTAAGTCCTGCATCATTTCGTGACCAATACAGGTTATGTATTCATCCTGCCCGTCTAAGAACTTGTCTATGTAGTTGTCTAACGTCTGAAACAGGGGGTAGACAATCTCATCCGACTCGGCAAACAGTACGCAACGGTAGTCTTGTAAGAGCTTGCGCTGCTGGTCTTGGATGGTGTTCAGAATCCATTGATGGTCTACCGCTACGTCATTTGTTACATGGATTACATTGACATCTAGATTCTGGGTTGACCCGTCCGAGGATTGATGGTCAAGCACATAAATATCTTCTGGCTTAAAGAACTGCTTATAGTATCCCAACCATTTTTGTAGGAAATACCCGTCGTCCTTGACCATCACAAAGATGGCGCATTTTTTCATTTACTTTTTCGGCTTGTGGCGGGCTTTGAGCCTTTCCCCCGTTGCTTTGAGCTTGCGGAGGTCTGCTTCGTTTTGGGGGATTGCACTTCCCCACCGCTTGAATTGCATGGCGGCTGGGGTTGGGCGACCTTTTTCGTCTTTAAGCGGGTGGTTGGCTGTGAGGGCTTGTCCGGCCTTACGGGAGAGGAACTTGCCTCTGTCGTACTGGTTTCCTTCGGACGCTGACCGAACAGGTGTGCGAACATCTCCACCAGCCCGATTATGCCGTGCCATTTGTTGTGTGGTTTTTGCATCATATTTTTTAAACCATTCCGTAGCCGATTGCAGCTTCTTCATTTCTTGGCTTGCGCCCCACGCATATTAGCCAGGAGGCTAGGGTACTTTGTCCCCGTGGACTTGGCAAACCGCTTGGCTGCCGCCTTCTGGTTGGGGCTAAGTGCCTTGGGTTTTCCCAGGCCCTTGGGTCTAGCCTTCTCGTAGACTTCTTTTTTCATTTCTTCACCTTGTTGGGGAGCTTCTTGAGGCTAGACTGACCTTCCTTGACCATCTTCTTGGCTACCTTCTGGGGGACACCCGTAGCCTTGGCGACCTTTGGGGACGCGGCTGCGGCGAACATCAGTTTGGCCTGCTGCTTGGAACGAAAAGGCATTAGTCTTCCCCTTCTTCCATGCTTTCCCAAGCGTCGCAGACGTTGTCCTTGGAACACTTGAACTCGTAAACGTCGCAGAACACCTCGTTCTTGCCTAGACCACAGCCCTTGAGATTCATTCCGTACTCACAATTGCCGCACTTGGACTTGCCCTCGCTAGGGCCGTATTTGGCGGTCAGGATGGCTTTTTGCTTGTTGCCACGGTTGACTATCTCGTCCTGAGTGGCAAGCGGACAGGAGCCTTCCTCGTCGAGGAGGCCGCCTTCCATCTCCTTGGACTCCCTTGGTTTCCCAAGCAGCCCAATCATTATGGTTGTGCCCTTCATTTTTTGGGAGCGTACTTACCCGGCTTGGCGGGCTTCTTAGCGGGCTTCATGGGTTTTTTGCCATACATATCGTTCTCCGTTTCGGTAAAAGAAAACCCCCCCAGCTTTTGGCCGAGGGGGTTTGAGGGCTTGAAGGAGCGTGCTGAGGAGGAGGCGCACTACTCCACCGATGATTCTACTCCTTTTTGTTGACTTTTTGCAACATATCCAAAGATATTTTTTCTCCCAAATTCTGCGGTTAGCAGTTGCCTCTCCAACCTACCCGACTTCATCAGGCTGGCAAGTGACCCAGAGATTATCCCTGGCGGCATTTCCAGTTGGGCTTTCAAAGTGTTAAAAGTTACAGGTTCCGTGGCTGCGCTGATGGCCTCCAAGATTCTAGTCGTGTGCTTCATCGGTCTTTCCTTTAAACGGGCAGTTTCGCCCTTGATCACAGTTATGTCCAAAACGGTCACAACAAGTCGGTTTTCTAGTGACATAGGCTACGATTGCGAGGGCGATGGCTGCGTAGAGAACCAACGCTTCTGTTGACAGTCCAGACATTTCCATTGTTTATTTTTACCTTTCCTAATGACATGGCTACCGTTTTTGCGATATAGCTGACAAGAGAAGCAAAACTTACTTATCTCTGCAAACCCTGTAGTACGTTCTTTTTCCAATTCTGACTTCTTCAACTTTGCCCTCCAGTAGCAACGAGACGCAGGTGTTGTAAGCCTTGCTTTTGCTGACCGAGAATTGCTCTGCCAAGTGGGTTGGGTGAACTGGCTTCTTGGATGCCAGAATGTAATCTTCGATTTTCATCTTCTACCATCTTTCTATATCTTTTCATGGACTCTTTCAGGTCGGTTCTTTCGGCGGGGATATAGGTAAACCTACTCACTTTTACCCTCTATCCCGTTTACCCACTTGTAGATTTCGTGTGCCGAGTTCTCAATTTCCTGACATAACGCCGCGATGGCGTTTCTGTCGGGAGCAAACGTGTTAGCCATCTCATGCTGGAGACGATTGCCACAATGAATAATCCGAACCGCGTGTTCACTCTCATACATGATTCTTCCTTCTGTGACTTTGGGGGTAACTTCGGGGGTGCAATAGTTAGGTTTACCCCCGCAGTAAGACTTAACTGG